CCAATAGTTGCCCAGTCAGCATATGTGCCTAAAATTTTATTGTCATTGCCACCAACTACTGTGGCATAACCATTAAGCAAGGATTGAATTGCGTTGTTATAGCCACCCAAAATGACAGAAGCAAATCCAGAAGTATCAATGTTATTGTTGTATCCAGCACCAACAAATGATCTATTGCCAGCGCTTGTATTGGCTTCGCCGCCACAAATTACTGATTTTGAACCAGAAGCAACTTCTGTATTGTTATTTCTAATCTGTTGCCAATCAGTTGCTTGAGCGCCTCGAACATTACCACCAGTAGAAAGACTGTCTGGTATTTGAGCCATTAGGCCGCCAGTTCCTTTTGGAACAATGGCAACAAACTGATTTGTAGTTCCGCCACTAGCAGTTACAGAACTAACGTTGTTTGTGTTGTTTGGCGATGATGTGTTTAATGCGGCTGTAAAGCCAGTCAATCCAGCGGCAACAGCGGCCCAAAGCGGGTTAGCACCAGTACCGCCAGTTTGGAGGTAATAGCCAGCAGTGCCTGCTCCCAACGCGGTCCACGCTGACGCACTGCGATACAAAATTGTGCCTTGACCGCTTGAGAAGTTGTTGTCAAGCAATGACGTCATGCTTTGATATGACGGTGCTGTAGCACCAGCATTAACAGCCAATATTTGATAGGCCGTACCGATTGCTAGTGTTGAAGTAACAGATGCACCTGTTTGGTACACGATGCTACCTGCCGCGCCACCATTGATGTTTGTTGCTTTGCCAACATACAAAGTAGATTGGTCAACCCATTGAGGACCAGTTGCACCAGAATTAACGGTCATCATTTGACCAGCAGTTCCAAGAGTCAACTTTGATATTGTTGGTGTTGTGGCTGACGCATACAACATGTCGCCAACAGCATATGTACTTTGACCAGTACCGCCGTAACCTGCGCCCAATAATCCGCCAACGTTAACTACACCACCAGTAGCAGTATTAGGCGTTAAACCAGTAGAACCAAAATTAATTGATACAACTCCGCCAGTTGATGCCGCCCAAGTTGGGACGCCTGATGCTAGGGTTAATACGTAACCATTTGTTCCAGCAGTTAGTTTAGATAGCGTATTGCTGGCTGATGCATACACCAAATCGCCAGTAGCATAGGTGCTAAAACCTGTACCACCAGAAGTAGCGCCTAAAGTACCACCAAGGGTAACTACGCCGCCAGTAGCAGTGCTTGGCGTTAAACCAGACAAAGATGTTTGGAATGTTGAAACACCAAAACTTGCGGATGAAGTCCACTGCGGGGCTGTGCCTGATGATGTCAAAACAGCGCCATTAGAGCCAATAGGTAGTTTTGTAAAAGCAGTTCCAGATGCAAAATAGACTAAATCACCTGCGGTAAATGATGCTAATCCTGTACCACCATTTGCTGTTGTTAATGGTGTTCCTAACGTTAACGCTGTTCCAATTGATGCCGTGGTTGCTGTGGTTAATGTTGAAAATTGTGCGGCAGTAGAAGTGGCAACTAATGTTGTCAAACTCCATGTCACGTTGTTTGGCAAAAATGCACTTTGTTGCCATGTGCCATTTGCAGTGCTATTTGTTAGCAAAGTAAGTTGGGTAGCGCCGCCTGTGTAGACCACATATAAAGTAACGCCACCGTTATTTTTAATAGTTACAGTTCCATTAGATTCATTGTTAATGTAATAAATAGCGCCAGTATTTAGTGTTGTGGCATCAGGCAAATTAAGCACCTGATTAAGAGTACCAGTAAAGTTTTGTACGGCGGCAGAAGCCACTGTTAAACTTATTGGTGACGCAGACGTAACAGTGCTTGCTGTTCCAAAACTGATATTGTTAATTTTGGTGTTTTGGTTAGCATCACGTAACATAACGCTGTTAGCGCCAGTTGATGCATTAACTCCCGTGCCACCATTGGCCGCGCCTAAAGTGCCAGCAACCGTAATAGCACCAGAAGTAGCGGTGCTAGGTGTTAACCCTGTGCTACCAAAACTAAGGGTTGTAACGTTTGTAACTGTTGCCCCATCAGCCAAAACAGCAACTGCACCAGCGGCAGTACGGTAGTACAACTTGCCACTGTAAGTGTTGATGGCAAGTTCACCATTTACCAAATTGCCCAAAGATGGGGCATTGCTATTGGTGTTGTTGTAATAGTGTATTAAAGGGGTTTGTCCAGTTGCGGCCATTCATTAATCTCCATGCTCTGGGTCAACCAGAGAGTTTCCATTTACATACCCACCATACGTGCTATATGCCGAAGAATATCCATCTAGCGGCAAATCTGGCCTTGGGAAGCGCAAATTAATGCGCTCTGTCTGTCTGGCAGGCAGGCGGTATGGGTCCCTTTGATCGGCGCAACCATCTTGGCACACGCGCAAACCCTCAAAGTTTGGGTCTTTTCCAAGAGCCACAAACGGTTTTTTCATCTTGCAACGATCACATACAGCAATCGCTACAGACGCTAAACCTAGGGTTTCTATGAATAGCGGCATGCTTACCTCGTATAGACGGCAATGTTTGGCGCAAAGTAGATGGGCGATTTGTCGCGCTCTTCTTGCTCCGCCATCGTTAGATATTTCTCCGCTTGAGCCTCAAGATATTGCACACGTTCCATTGGAACAGCGGGCAACTCAAGGCTCATGCGGTGAGCCAACATCATTACCACGGCCTCATACCAGCGCTGTGGCACTTCTAATTCGTTAGTCAAAGCGCCAACGTCTTGGATTTGACGTGAACGCCATAACGTCGCCTGCACAAAAGCATTGTTAGGCGTTGGCCAAATATAGACCTGTGGCTGTGGGATTTGACGATTGAACCACCATTGAAATGGTTGGTTGGCCAAAAAACCTTTGTTTGGCAGGTTGGTGTAGTCATCGCGGTTTAGGCGCGACATTTGGATTTCGCGTGGGTTTGTACCGAAATACAGTTCACGCAAAGCCAGTGTTCCGCTTGTCATGCGCATGCGGTAATACTGAACGTTTTGAGCCGATGCAATGTCTTGCCATACCCAAACGTTGTCAGTTACCGTTACGGTTGTGCCTGTATACAGCGTGCTCCATGTAGAGCCATCGGTGGAATACTCAAAAACGTAACTCCATACAGACGATCCGCCACCAGAAATGTATGGCAAAAATCCTATGGAATAGACATAGTTTGTGACGCCAGTCCCATAGTTAAGCGAAAGGTTGCCCAAGGCTGATGTTTGCTGGCAATAGGTGGTTGTGTCGCCATCAAAAGCGTTTGCGGCCGTTCCTCCAGCAGATGAGGTTGGCGTGCCAGATGGGCGGTCCATCGTGCGATACAGGGCATTCAGCACATCAATCGTGCCCAAAGGCATGTTGTAGACGTAACTATCTACCGTTAAACCAATAACGGTTTTTTCAATGGCCCAATAGTTGATGCCAATGTTTGACAGGTTTATAAGCAGGAAAAACAGCGATTCTTTCGCTGAAATTACCTGTTCGTCAGTCAATTCTTCGGCTAATTTTCCACAGCGGCGAGCGCCATGCTCAATCAGAGTTTGGACATTAACGACTGTCGTACCAACAGTGCCTGAGTAAGCCATGGATTACCACTTGCAATTTGCAGACGCATTATTCAAATATGCGGGCTTACCAGAATCAAAACTCTCTACATGTTTTTTCATCATTTGGTTGTAGGTTGGACGTGGGCCTTCGCCCATGCCGTCTGGACCTTCAAACTCTTTGTCTGATTCCAAAGGCAATTGGGGACGAATATCTTGCCCTTTTGGGGTTGCTTGTGTGCCTGCTGATCCAGTTTTAGCCATGATTTCTCCTTACCAATTGCTGTTTTTCTTACCTGCTGACGCTGTAGAAACGCCGCAAGCCTTGAGGTTAATTTTGCCGCCAGTGGTGTATTTTTTCTTTACGCCGCCGCCTTTTTTGAACTGTGGACCTTCGCCCATACTATTGCCGCCAAGAGGACTACCGCCGCTACCACCACCGCCACCACCACTCAACGCTGAAGTAGCAGTGCCAATAGCGTTAGAAACTGTATTTGCGCCGTCATTGATCTCGTTTATGCCATCTTGAGCATTTGAACCGCCGCCAGTTCCAGCGCCAAGCGTTGTGCTTGCTCCGCCCTGCAATGGGGTTGCCATTTGACCGCCACCACCAGATTGGGCAAGGCCACCTAATAAACCGCCAAGAGATGCCATTTGTCCTGTAGCCATATCAATCCTTTACCACCCAGAGCAGTTCCAACGTTTAAGA